CTTGGCCTGCACCTTTTTGAAGAACAGTTATCTGTGATCCAGTTGCGTAAGCAACATCACCTGATGGTGGAACAGTAACTGTAATTGCTGAAGCATTAGAGGCTGTTACAACTTTTCCAGCATCACCTAAAACAAGTGTGTATGTTGTTCCAGTTTGAGCATTAAGTCCTAAATTAATTTTAGGTGCTGTTAAAGTTTTGTTTGTTAAGGTTTCTGCTACATCTTTTAACAATGTACCGTTTAGATAAAGTGATTTTCCAGATGCCAAATTAATATGCTCGGAAGATGTCCAAGCGTCTGTAGCGTCAACCCAGTTAAAGGTTTTATCAGTTGCGCCTTTAAGTGTAATACCACCGCCATCTGCTGTTGTGTCAGTTGGTGATGTTACATCTCCAAGGACTATATTCTTGTCTTCAACAACTAAATTAGTTGTGTTAATGTTTGTTGTAGTTCCACTTACAGTCAAATCTCCACTAAGTGTTAAATTTGCTGCAGATACTGTTCCTGTAAATGTTGGATCTGCTAGAGGTGCTTTGGCAGCAAGATCTGTAGTTAATCCAGAAATTTTAGACTGAGCAATTGCTGCAGAGGCATTAATATCTCCATCAACAATAGTTCCATCAGCAATCATTGTGCTTGTAACTGTTCCAGTGTCTCCAATGGTAACAAAGTTAGAATCTGAAAGGGCAGTATTAAATTCGGCTGTTGTTCCGCTTACAGTATTTGTTGCTAAAGAAATAGATTTGTTAGAAAATGTATTTGTTGATGTTGCGCTAACTGTAATATCAGTTGTAAAAGCAATTGTTCCTGAAGCATCTGGAATTGTAATGGTTCTGTCAGCAGTTGGATCGGTAACAGTTAATGTGGTTTCAAAATCATTTGGTGTAGAACCTTCAAGAACAATGCTTCCATCGGTAATTTGTAGATTGCTTACTAGTGGACTTGTTAGTGTTTTGTTAGTAAGGGTTTGTGTAGCAGTATCGACAACAAGTGTTCCTGCTGCATCAGGAAATGAGATAGTTATATCAGAGGTTGGATTTCCTGCACCAAGAGTAAGTTCATAATCATCTGCAGTACTGCCCTCAAAAACAACTGATGTAGTAAGTACTCCAACAGCAGTAATATCTGAAAGGTTTCCAGTAGTAATTACTGTACCGCTAACGTCTGGAAGAGTAATGGTACGATCTGCAGTTGGGTCTTGTGCTTGAACAGTAGTTTCAAATTCATTTGGTGTTGTACCCTCAAGTATAATTTGACCAGAGAATATTCCAGTAGCGGTAATATCTGAAAGATTTCCAGTTGTAATTACTGTACCGCTAGCATTTGGGAAAGTAATTTCACGATCTTCTGTTGGATTGCCTGCTGAAAGAGTAAGTTCATAATCATCCGCTGTGGCACCTTCCATTTTAATTGTTGAACTAAATACACCAATATCTGTAATGTCTGAAAGGTTTCCAGTTGTAATTATTGTGCCATTAACATTTGGAATAGTGATTACACGATCAGCGGTTGGGTCTGTTACTTGTAAAGTGGTTTCGAAATCATTTGCAGTAGATCCTTCAAAAATAATTGAACTATCTGAAAGTGTAAGTCCTGAAATTGTTGGGCTTGTAAATGTTTTGTTTGTAAGGGTTTCATTTGTATCACGAAGAACAACATATCCACTAGCGTTTGGAAGGGTAATTGTACGATCTTCTGTTGGATCGTCTATTGCTAAAGTAGTCTCAAAATCATTTGCTGTAGGACCTTCAAAAACAATTCCTGTTGTAGCATTAATTGTTGTGCTATTAATAGTAGTAGTTGTACCACTTACAGTTAGGTTTCCTGATACAGTAACATTTCCGCTACCGTCAGCCAAAACAACTGTACCATTTGCGTTTGGAAGAGTAATAGTACGATCTTCTGTTGGATCTGTTACCACAAGTGTGGTTTCATGAGCGTCGGCAGTAGCGCCTTCAAAAACAACACCAGTTGTTGTTAAGAGATTGACATTTGCATCAAGTGCAGCAACGCCATTGGCTACACCTTTTTGTGTTACTGCAATATAATCTGCAGAGTTAAATCCTGTATCTGTTGCGTCTAAAAAGTATGTTAAATCGTCCCAATGGTTTGTTCCATCACCGATTTTAAATTTATTTGTATCTGATTCCCACCCAATTTCTCCAGCATTTAATATTGGATCTGCTGCTGTCCATTGCGCTGCTGTTCCTTTGCGTTGTTGCATTCTGGTGGCCATTTGTTACTCCTTTGGTGTATAGTATATATTATAACAGATTATTAATTAAAATTATCTGTTGCCGTTCCGCCAACCCATGTATATTCCCATGAGTTAGTATTGTAAAACCCAGCATCTACAAGAACTCCTGGTTCGTTGTATGCTCCACCGCTAACAAAAGTACTTACTATTAATCCACTACCATCAATTGAAGTATCGTGGATATGGTCTTGAAGTCTTTCTGCATCTTCAAGTGTTGCAATTGCAACCCATTGAGAATTGTAGTAAACATGAATACGCTCTGTTAATGTGTCAAACCACAGTTTTCCATTAGTTGGAGAAGCAGGTGGTGTACTACCAACAGGAATTGATACGGCTCCTGCTACTGAATCTACATAAAGTTTTGTTGTTGCATGTGTATTTTGAGTAGGAGTGGCAACTGTAACAGTTCCTCCAAAAGTACCGCCTTCGGCTACTGCAATGCCGTGCTTTACTCTAAAGTCCTTATTTACGGTTGCCACTTCCGACCTCTATTTCTATTTATGCTTCGATATAAGTTTTGCTTACTTTAACAGCAGTATCTGCTGATGCACCAGTTACCTGAAGGAGAACGTTTCCACCGCTGTAAACAGCGTTAGTTGTTCCTAGTTCAGCATTGCTGATTACATCTGCATACTCTGTTAAGTAAACGTTATTTAATCCATCTACAGTAACCAAAACTTCAATTACTTCAATATCAGTACCTTTTTTCATCTGTACGATATATTTAGCACTTGAGTATGTAGTTGCTGACCATGTATCAATTGTTGTTGCTGAAGTTGAAGCGGTAGCAAGAGCAGATCCAAGAAGAACATCTGGAAGAGCAATGCTTGTCGCTGCTGCTGCACCAAGGGTTGGTGTAGTAAAGGTTGGACTATTAGTAAATGCTACTGTTCCAGAGCCTGCTTCATCGGTTAATGCTGATGCAAGGTTTGCAGAAGATGGAGTTTCAAGGAATGTTGCAATTCCTGCTCCAAGTGATGTTATTCCAGTACCACCGTTAGCAACAGGAAGTGTTCCTGTAACGCTAGAAGTTAGGGAAACATTTGTAATAGTGTTTGCTGAACCACTAATTGACTTGTTTGTAAGTGTCTGAGTTCCATCGTTTGTTGTTACAGTTGAATCAATATCAAGAGTGTTTCCAGTCTTGTCTAATCCTGTACCCGCAACAATTTGTCCCAAACCAGTAAACTGAGTAAAGGTAAGCGCTGTGGTGCCAATTGTAATTGAACCATTGTTAGTTAATGTATAACCTTGATCAGCGTTTACAGTTCCTTCTTCTACGAATACCGCAAAATTTGAAGTAAGTTCAGCACCTGAATCTGCATCAGTTGAACGATCTGGAGCACCAGATGCCTTAACTACATAGATACCATTTTCTGAACCAGTTGACTGATTCTTAACAAGAACACGGTCACCTGTAGCAAGAGTTACTCCGTCAAGAGTATCTCCATTTTCTAGATCAGATGCGAGTGTTACTGCTGCAGTTGTTGCTGCACGTACTGATGCTTTCCAATCAATACCCTGTGCTGCTGAGTCTACATAATTCTTTGTTGCTGCATCTGTTCCGTCAGTTGGTGTACCAAGACCTGTGATCTTGTTTGTGCCCATTGCAATTGAGCCAGTCATTGTACCGCCAGCAAGTGCTAGTTTGGCTGCAAGGTCTGTTGTAAGCCCTGAAATCTTTGACTGAGCAATTGCTGCTGCTGAGTTAATGTCAGCATCTACGATTGTATCGTTAGCAATCTTTGCTGAGGTTACTGCACCGTCTGCAATTTTTGCTGTTTCTACAGAATCTGCAGCAAGTTTACCAGCAGTTACGTTAGCATCTGTAATTTTTGCTGTAGTTACTGCGCCATCTGCAAGTTTGCCAGTGGTTACGTTTAGGTCTGCAATCTTTGCTGTGGTTACTGCAACATCTGCAATCTCTGCTGTATTTACAGCACTATCTGCAATCTTAGCATTTGTAACTGAGTTTGATGCAAGTTTTGCTTCTGTTACGTTAGCGTCTTTAATCTTTGCTGTCTCTACTGAATCTGCAGCAAGTTTAGCAGCGGTTACGTTAGCATCTGTAATCTTTGCTGTTGTTACTGAGTCTGTAGCAAGTTTAGCGTTAGTTACGTTAGCATCAACAATCTTTGCTGTCTCTACAGAATCTGAAGCAAGTTTTGCTGCTGTTACGTTAGCGTTTAAAATCTTTACAGTGGTTACTGAATCTGAAGCAAGCATTGTTGCTGAAACTGTGCCAGTATCTCCAGTAGTAATAACTGTTCCATCTACGTTTGGAAGTGTAATTGTACGGTCTGCTGTTGGGTCAACTACTGTAAGTGTTGTCTCATAAGCGTCTGCTGTTGCACCTTCAAATGTAATCTGTGTATCAAATACTCCAACTGCTGCTGGGGCTGACCATTCAACACCATATGTAGCAGATGAGTTTGCTGTAAGTACTTGACCATTTGTGCCAATTCCTAAACGAGCAACTGCATCGTCTGCGCTACCAACAATTAAATCACCCTTAGCATCAACTGTGCCTGCTGTGATTATGTTCTTTCCATTAACGGTCGCAGTTGATCCCTCAACTACCAGTCCCGCTTTTACTCTAAAGTCTTTTGTTACGGTTGCCATCTTTTATCTCCTTGGGTTAAGCCTTTAATCCCATACGCATGTAGCGTAGGGTTATAGGGGTTTGTCCTCCCACTGGAACAACAGTTAATGAAACTGTGTCTCCAGCCCGTGAAACAGAGATGGTGCCAATATTCCCATCGTTGTCTATCGTTGCATATTCTGTAACTGAAACACCTGTTCCATCTACAAGAATATTCATCTCTGTGGCGTAATATTTATTTGCGCCTCCAGAAGTCTTTTTAATTGAGATTACATATCTCATTGATCTAAATTCGCTTGCTAAAAAGTTGTCAAATACTGTTGAATTTTCAATGCCATTAATTGTTGATTCGTTATTTCCAGAACTACCCAAATCTGTTGCTTGTGCTGACAGGGTGTCAATTAAATCAACATAGTTTTCCTGGGTTGGTCTATCTCCAGTTTGAAATAGTGACTTTACTGCTGAGAGCGATAACTTAGCCATAAGGGAATTATATCACATTATTAAAGAATATAGTTATTAATTCCAATAATTTGAAGTCCAATTCCAGGTACTCCAGAATATGGAGAAGGTATTCCAATTGTAGTAAATCTAATTCTAAAAGGTAAAATTTCACTAATTTTTATTCCAGTGTTTATTGGAATAATTTTAGCAACTGCGTAATCTACTGACTCAACTTTTTTGGTTCTTTGTGTAGTTTCATCAATAATTATTGCTAAAGCCATTACGACTCGCTATTTGTTACATCTTCAATAACAATTACTGTACCACGAGCAACTGTCCAAACCCTGCTTTCATCACTTAGTTCAATATCAAAGATATCTCCTGTTTCTAATAACACAGATTCGTCTGATCTAATTGAAACCGTAAACTCACCATCTCCATCTAATTCTGTAGGAGCAGGTGCTAACTCTACAATTAATTCTGCATCATCTGTAAATTCTCCAGGTTTAGTGTTTGGTCTTTTAATTTCCATTGCAATTGTCCATTCTTCAATTACTAATGGATCTTTGTTGTCATCTGTTACATATACTCTAAATGCTGCTGTGTCTCCTCTGACTACCGTCCAACTTACCTCTGGTGGTTTTAAACCAACTAAATAAGAACTTTGTTGCTGTGATCTAAGTGTTGCCATTATGATAATCCTGCTTTCAATGATCCCCAACTACCGTTGCCTTTTGGCTGACCTACAACTAGTATTCCAGTTGTTGCATTAGCCTTTCCGACTATTGCTACTGCTCCAGAACCAGTTGCTGGTTGTGTTGCTGTTAATCCTCCACCATCTGCTACATAAAGAACATTGCCAGCAGTAAATGAATTTGTATTTGCATTAAGGATTACTCCAGAAATAGTAACAACACCATCTGTATTATTTCCAATTGCTGAATCTGTTAATCCTAAAACTGGGAATGTAGTAATATCATCAGAATCACATTTTCCAATTGTTGGCTTTGTTGAAAAACCAGTTATATAGACTGGAGTTGCTTTTGCAATAGTTGCACCACTTATATTTTTAACCTCTATAGTATGATTTACAAGACTAGGTAATATAAGTTCAATTTGCTCTGCCAAATCTTGTAAGTCTCCATGAATATTTACAGGATCACTAAACAGTGGATAAGGAAGATCATAATTTGCGGTTGCACCAGTAGCCATAATCTTATTATTATACCACTTCATACTGTAATATTTTTAATAAATGTGCGGGTATATTGATAAAGTTGACTTCAATCCCTAAATCATGTTATAATTAATACACTACCGAAAGGTAGTTTTTGTTTCTAAGGAGGTAACACGAATGAGAAACATTGAAAAAAAGGTTTGGTTGGGTTTACTATCTATTGTTGGTTTAGTTGCTCCTTTTAGCAATTCTGCCAATGCTTTAGATAATAATTTATTGACTAAACAGCCTGTAGAAGTCGTTTTAGCCCCTCAAGGGGCTTTTCTGGTTTCTAAAGAAAAAATACTAGAAAAATATGAAAATGCTCATAAACTAAGTGATGGTCAGTTGGTTGAATTATTAAAGGCGGTAGGCTTTAAAGGTAATTCATTAAGATCAGCATGTGCAATTGCTAAGGCTGAATCTAATGGACGACCTTTTGCTTTTAATGGTAATTCAGAGACTGGCG